GATGAGCTGCAGAACTACGGAGTTCTTTGTCATACCTCTGATTGATTCATTGATCCACGAAGGTCGCTCATAGGATTCAAGAAAGAAGAGGATGGCTACACAAACTTGATCTGGACAGCACACCGACTGAATCGGAATGACGACTGATGCAGCCCTGGGAGGCATATCAGATATATACTGCATTGAAGCTGCACTTTGAGTCCGAATCATACGATGCTCTAAAGTACAACTTCAGAACTTCTGCTACACAGAAGTCGTTCCTTCAAAGACGGGATCGCTTTCACTTTGCTAAGCTTGCAAAGAAGTATCCCGATCAAAAGACTTTGGTTGACTTCTTAGTTGCTAACTTCTCTAAATGGGGACGCAGCACCTGGGCGGGCAACCTGCTCGATAACACGGGCGAGGAAGTATACCGAGACTGGCTCAAAAAGCGAGACTCGTTCACATACTTCTTTACCAGTGAAGTCGATAAACTTGCTGACTACTGCGAGAAGAACTCGCTGTCGTTCGACCAATTATTTGCTCCGAACGGCGCGGATCATCCCAAGGTAGTCAAGCTTTTCGGTGAAAACGAAATCTCAAAAGAGACAGTAACAGTCTTCGATGAGTTACTCAACTTCATGAAGCATCAGAACGTAACAGAGACGATCTTCTGGCCAGAATTTGAGAAGTCGATCCGAAAATACCGGCCCTTTCTCCGTCAAAACGTAGACATTAGTAAGTGCAAGCAAATTGTGCTGAAAAGGTTTGCAAACGGAGGACGCTAACATACAATACCATACGCAATCATACACTAAAATACTATGTCATTCGCTGACCTAAAAAAGAATCGCTCCGCAAACCAAATCGCGCACCTGCAATCGCAGGCTGCTAAAGCCGCTGGCAATGGCGGTGGCGAAAAGTCCTATAAGGACGATACGCTCTGGAGCCCGACTGTTGACAAGGCCGGTAACGGTTATGCCGTGATCCGCTTTCTTCCTGCGCCGAAGGGCGAGGAACTTCCCTGGGTCCGTTATTGGAACCATGGCTTCAAGGGGCCCACGGGCAAGTGGTACATCGAGAACTCTCTGACATCTATCGGTCAGAAGGATCCTGTTGCTGAGCTCAATTCAAAGCTTTGGAATTCGGGACTTGATTCTGACAAGGATCTTGTTCGCGAGCGCAAGCGTCGTCTGCATTATGTCGCCAACATCTTGGTGATCTCCGATCCGTCTAATCCGAATAACGACGGCAAGGTGTTTCGCTTCAAGTTTGGCAAGAAGATCTTCGATAAGATCCTCGACTTGATGCAGCCGCAGTTCCAAGACGAGAAGCCCGTCAATCCGTTTGACTTCTGGGAGGGTGCTGACTTCAAGCTCAAGATCCGTAATGTTGAGGGATACCGCAACTACGACAAGTCTGAGTTTGCTGCTCCTACTCCGCTGTTCGGCGGCGATGAGGGTAAGCTTGAGGCAGTGTATAATCAACTGCACTCGCTTGCTGAGTTCATTGATCCGAAGAACTATAAGTCATATGATGAGCTGTCGCGCAAGCTGATGGATGTCCTCGGTGAATCGGGCCAGGTGCTCACCACTGCGGAACGTACTCAGCTCGATGAGACAGCGCCTGCTCCGCGTCGTGCCTCTGTTGAGGCTGCTCCAATACCTGCCCGCAAGGCAGCTGTTGAGGCTGACGAAGAAGCTGGTGATGAGGATACGCTGAGTTACTTCGCGAAGCTCGCGAAGGAAGACTAATCGTTTTCTCAGTTTATCTCAAACAAGAGCGGTCGAAAGGCCGCTCTTTTCTTTTACAAGTCTTTTGGCAATTCCCCGCGCTCGATCAGCTTTTTCTTGTTTGCCCGATGACCTTCCTGAACAAGTTCTTTATTCTCGCCTTGATAAGGAACCGCATAGTTATTCTCGATTAGCCATTTATTGACGTTGGTGCCGTCATCTAAAATAAACTCACCGAGAATACGGCCAAACTTATCGTCATTACCATCATCTCGTTGCGTATTAATCTTGACCCAAGATCCGGTAGGTAACTTTTCACCTAGTTTCTTCTTAGAAAGTGTGCCGCGTACTTTTTCTTCTTTATTTGCAGTACGGGACTCGGGTGTGTCTAC